AGATATGTGATAGGGCATTAGAATTAGGCTATAGCGTTAGTTTACCTAATTGGGAATCGGATATTAAGGACGTCAACGATGCTGTTGTAAGATATGGCAAGTTGCCCACTCTATTAAGCATCTTGCAAAGTGCTACAATGAGTAAAATAAAAATAGAAATGCAGAGGAAGAAAATTGAGAAAACAATCGGATAATAAAGAATATAGTGTAGAATTGCAGAAGTTGTTTCTGCAAATGATGATTACAAATGCCGAATTATATACTAGAGTTATGAATATCATGAACTCAGAGAATTTTGATAAATCATTACGACCAGCGGCAGAATTGTTCAAAGAACATACAACAAAATATGGGGTGCTACCCGACAGTACACAAATTAAAGCATTAACTGGTATAGATATTGAAGTCATACCTGAATTAAGTCAAGGACATTATGATTGGTTCTTTGAAGAATTTGAAAGTTTTACTAAACGACAAGAATTAGAAAGAGCAATATTAAAAAGTGCTGACTTACTTGAGAAGGGTGATTTTGGTCCTGTTGAGAAACTAATTAAAGACGCGGTGCAAATCAGTTTACAGAAAGATATGGGTACTGATTACTTTGCTGATCCAGCAGGTCGTATCAACAAATACTTTAACAGTGGTGGTCAAGTTAGTACAGGCTGGCCACAAATGGATAAGATTCTATATGGTGGAATGAGCCGTGGCGAATTGAATATCTTTGCAGGTGGTTCAGGATCCGGTAAATCACTTGTTATGATGAACATAGCATTGAATTGGTTACAGACAGGGATGAGCGGAGTATATGTCACATTAGAATTGAGTGAAGAACTAACTAGTTTGCGTACTGATGCTATGTTAACTAATATGGGCACAAGAGATATTCGTAAAGATATCGGATCAACTGAACTTAAAGTTAAGATGGTTGGAAAGAAAGCGGGCAAATATAGGGTTAAAGGATTGCCCGCGCAAAGTAATGTGAATGACATTCGTGCTTATTTGAAAGAAGTACAAATTCAAACAGGTATTAATATTGACTTTGTAATGATTGATTATTTGGATCTAGTGATGCCGGTCTCTGTTAAAGTTAATCCTAACGATCAGTTTATTAAAGACAAGTATGTTGCTGAAGAATTGCGTAATCTAGCAAAAGAGATGGGTATATTAATGGTAACTGCAAGTCAGTTAAATCGTAGTGCAGTAGATGAAATTGAATTTGATCACAGTCACATTGCAGGTGGTATCAGTAAGATTAATACAGCAGATAATGTGTTTGGTATCTTTACAAGTCGTAGTATGCGTGAGCGAGGTAAGTATCAGATTCAATGCATGAAGTCACGTAGTTCAACTGGTGTCGGCATGAAAATTGACTTAGAATACAATATCGAAACTATGCGTATTAGTGATAACGGTGGTGACGGTGAAGATAGTTATAAGCCACAACCTAGTGCTAATCAGATTATGAGTTATTTGAAGCCACAAAGTACCTTACAATCAACAGAACCTATCATAGACCAAGCTACAGGAGAGATTCTAGAACCTGAAAATAAGAAAATTATAGTAGATGTTCAGGGGGCAAAATTGAAGTCAATATTGAATGGTTTAAAGAACAAATCCTAAAAGTAGATAAATACTATTAGGAAACTATTATGCAAAAACAAACTCGCAGCCTTCTGCAGGAATTGGAAGCTATTGGCAATAACCGTGATACAAGCCATGTTATTGAGAGTAGAGCCCACAACATCATTACTAGTGCTATCAATTTGCTAGAGATGATTAATAGGAATTATCCCAAAGAACAAGCAGAGATATTAGAAAGAAAGTTGCTTGGTGCAATTAAATCACGTGACCAAGGTAAGTTTTCTAAGTCAATAAAAAAGAATAGCGACAAAGAGCAGTTATGAATTTATCGGAAGCATTAGCATTACTTAAATCTAAAATTGACAAACTATCTATAAATGAAGATAAGGGTCATTTAGACCACCCGGAAGATTTAATCTTTTTGGGCGGAAGTGATGGTGCTAATCGTGCAATACAAGCTACAATTGCTACAGTTAAGAATCCAGCAACAGTTACAATCAAGTGGGACGGATATCCTGCATTAATATTTGGACGTAATAGTTCAGGTAAGTTTAGTATTATGGACAAGCATATGTTCAATAAGAAAGACGGTACTGGTAGACAAGTATTCAGTCCTGAGCAGTTTGTGCAATATGACCAAGCACGTGGTGTAGGTCGTGATAGTTTATGGCCTATTATTGCTGAAATATGGCCTGGATTAGAAAAAGCTAGCAAAGGTGCTAAAGGGTATTACTGGGGTGATTTGTTATTTCATCAACCGTTAAAAGACCAAAACGGTAGTTATGTTTTTAAGGCTAATCCTAATGGTATTACTTATAAAGTAGAAGCTAATAGTTCAGTTGGAGAATTAATGAGTGGAAAACGTGCTGGTATAGCAGTACATCAGTATATTGATCCTAATGCAATGACCACAGATGAAGCAGTTACATTGAATGGCAATATAGGTCAATTAAAGAATAATAGTGATGTTGCAATTGTTCCTAGTGCTATGCCAACAGCTCCTAAGCTTAAGATAGATAACACATTAGTAAAAAATGCACAGAATGCAATTAAGAAATATGGTCCTGCAGTAGACCAACTAATGAATACTGCACCCCAAGCACGTAATACATTTAATCAATTGTTTACTGTATATATTAACAAGAAGATTGTTGCAGGAGATTTAAACAATCTTGCTAGTGGTTTTATGGATTTTGTAGAAACTAGACCTATGACTGAAAAAATGAAAGCTAAGATAAGTGAACATCTTAATAATAATAAAGATGCTATTGTTGGAGCATTTACTATATGGATTGCAATGTACAATTTAAAAATGTCAGTAGTTAATCAATTGAATAAAGCTGCAGAAGTTAGTCCTGTTAAAGGATATCTACAAGATGGAACCGAAACACATGAAGGTTTTGTATCAAATGGCTTAAAATTTGTAGATAGAATGGGCTTTAGTCGTCAAAATCTAGCCGGAAGATAAGCCAAATCCTGGATTTTTTTGTACCAGGCATAAATAAGTGTAGAGCTATATGCTCACAAACTTAAAGGAATTTCAAAATGGCACAATTTACAAAAACAAACGGCGACTTGCTACCGGTAATTAACTATGATAGTCCAGCATACACAAACAGCGGTGCAAACGCTGTTACTTCAGCGGCTACAGTTCAACCACAAGGTCCTAAGCTAGACTTCTTCACTGTTACGGCAGCTAGTTCTGGTGCTTTCACGGGTACTCAAGTTAACTTGATCATTCAGGCTACACAACAATTAGCTACAGTTTACTTATATGAGTTTACAACAGCTGGTCCTGATAAATTGGCAATGGCTGTTTACCCAGTTGGTGCATGGACAACTACTACATTAAATGCGGCTGTTATTGCTGGTTTAACTGCAGGCGGTGCTGCCAATACAACTGTAACAACAGCTACAGCTACATTCACAGGTTAATTTTTAACTTGAACAAAAAGGCCCGAGAATTTCTCGGGTTTTTTTACCTCTATTAAATAGTAGTATGAGTTACACTATTACTTGCTATACACTATTTGATATTACGCCTACTGGTGTGGTCAATAGAAATCGTCCGGTAGAGGATGAAGAAATAGCAGCCTGGTTACATAAAAGAAATACACAATGCAATTTTGATACTGTACTACAAGCTATTTCATTACGTAGTCAACCTGAAATAATTAGGATGCCTGAAAAAATACAAATACGTTTTGATGAATTTACAGACTTTGGATTTCTATATCAACAACAAGAAAATGAATTATATACCTGTTGGTCATTTGATTTTGACATACAACATGCTAGTGTGTTTAATGATGGGGTTAATGATTTAGGAGCATTGTATAGTGATTGTGATACCGTGCCAATGATTAAAACTGATACTGTTTGGGATAAACTTCCTGCATTTTTAGATACATCAGATGAACTTAAAAACATATATTTTAAGGTAGTAAAATATGAATAAAAAAATTAATGCAGAAAAAAAGCTAGAAAAGCTGATGAAAACAGATTTTGTTGGTCAGTTGGAAGATGTTATTATTTTTCAAAATTCTGACAATAGCTATGAGTTATTCAATATGTATCATATTACTAAGAATAATAATAATGAATATATAGTAAAGATGCATACTACATTCACAACTCATAATTTTAACACACTTAAACATGCTGTGGCCTGGTGTACATTTGATAAAAGAAATATGCTATATCAGGCTAATAGGATATTAAAATTGGACAATTTACTAGCTGGAATAGAAGTAGATATATCATTGCATACCAAAATCTTCAAAAATGCTAAAAATACGGATGATCGGTTAATTGTTTTGTCCAAATTAAGTGAGGATAAGCTGAAAAAAAGACGGTTTACGGATGAATTATACACATATATTAATGATTCCAAAAAATGGCAAACTAAAAGATTTGATACAAAACCCTAACAATAAAACAAAAAAGATAAATACTCTATATTAGTCTTGGAATATAACTATGAAACTAACTGAATTTGACAACAAAAAAATATCAACTGCTAAACAAGCGTTGAATGAACACTATTCTCTTCCGTTCAATACAAAGAGAATGACCGTAACGGAAACTAAATCTATGCTTAGTAGAGTTCGTGGATTGATTAATGAAACTAAATCATCTGCTGAATTTTATCAAAGCCAAACTAGTCCGTCATATATGAAACTAGTGTTTATGGAACAAGCATTAGCTGACCATTTTAACTACTTACAGTCACTACCCAAAGCTCGCATCGTTGTAGAAAACGAAGAAGTTGAGAAGTCACAGGTTGTTCTTGCAGCCCAAGACATGGTAGACCAAGTACAAAAAATGGTTGAAGAAGTATCTGATATGCTAGTAAAAGAATTACCAGCATTAACATCAGGTGTTCAAAGCGAAATCGGTGTTAATGAAAGTGAAACTTTCAATCAACAAGTTACTGAAGCATTAACTGCGTTACAAGCTTCATTGACACAAAGTAAAGGTACATTACAATCTGCATTGAACGGTATTACTGGTCAAGGTGGCGAAATGGCTGCTGATAATGCATTTGGTGATGAGGCTCCTGAAATGTCTGCTGATATGGATATGTCTGCTGATATGGCAGCACCTGCTGGTGGTGAAGATTTTAGCGTTGATGATGATATTTCTGTTGAAGAACCAGAAGAAGAGGTGCCTGTAGCAGGTGCCGGTCGCATAAAGAGATAATGCGTCTATTTGAACTATCCAATCCAAATCCACTATTAGTAAGATTAGTTGCTGTCACAAGTCAGTTAGCTAGCGATATTGATAGTGGTGTTGAACATTCTGATTGGACAGTAGATGAGTTATTACAATTCTATAAAGATAATGATATCATATTAGCCAAAGATGATTTGTATGATATGATTAAAAAACCACCATTAAAGAATAAAATTTCAAATATTCAAGGTGATAAGGTTATGTTCAAAGGTCAAGAAACTCCAATTGAACCTGAAGAAGAAGAAAGTAAAAAAGTTGTCAAACAAATGGCACAAAAAGCAATGAAGTAAGATGATTACACTCTCTGAAAAAGCTTCAACCAAAATAAAACAAATAATATCAAAACGTGGTAGAGGTCTAGGAATACGAATAGGCGTCAAGACCACCGGATGTAGTGGACTAGCATATGTTTTGGAATATGTTGATGAATACAAATATGATGACTCTACTATTAATTACGCACAAGATGAGTTTATTGTTTTAGTAGATAAGAAGCATGATGTATATTTAAAGAACATGACTGTAGATTATGTGCGTAATGGATTAAATGAAGGGTTTGAGTTTGGTAACCCAAATGAGCGTGATAGATGCGGTTGTGGAGAGAGTTTTAGAGTTTAACCTAAACTCTTGCATTAAATTATAAAATATACTATAATAATCTAATGTACATTCCAAACAAATATAACTATGTCCCTTTACTTAGAGAAACAATAAACGGGTCAAGAAAATACGCTACACCTGATGGTGAGAAACTTCCTAGTGTTACTACAATACTAGATGCTACTAAAAGTGAAGAATCTAAACAAGCATTACAAAATTGGCGGAAGCGAGTTGGTGTACAGAAAGCACAAGAAATCACAACAGAAGCCGCAGGTCGTGGAACACGAATGCACAAGTGGCTAGAAGATTACATTAAGACAGGAATACTAAATGAGCCCGGAAGCAATCCGTATAGCTTGCAAAGCCATAAAATGGCCCAATCAATCATTAATCAAGGTCTTAGTAAATGTAGCGAATGGTGGGGTACAGAAGTTCCGTTGTACTATCCAAAAATTTATGCAGGGACGACAGACCTAGCAGGCGTACATGATGGTAATGAAGCTATCATGGATCATAAACAAACAAACAAACCTAAAAAACGTGAGTGGATTGATGATTACTTTGTTCAATTAGCCGCTTATGCTAATGCACATAATGAAGTACACGGAACAAAGATACGTAAAGGTGTTATTTTTATGTGTTCCGCTGATAATCTATATCAGGAATTCATATTAGAAGGATCTGATTTTGACAAGTATTCAGATATCTGGTTCAGTCGTGTAGAGAAATATTATGAACAGTTCTTGTAACAAATAATGATAAATAAGTATAAATCTTCTAAAGAATTATACTTATGGCCATTATACAGATATCTAAAATCCAGCAACGTTCAGGTAACCTTGTAGACCTACCACAATTATCAGAAGCACAATTAGGTTGGGCCAATGATGCTAAACGTCTTTTTATTGGTGGCACCGGTAATGCTAATACTTACAATGAAAATATTGAAGTATTAACATCGTATTCTGATATTACTTTTAGTCAAATTAACGGTAGTGAGGGTAATCTAAATATTTCTAATGCCCAAACTGGTCAAATTTTAACATATGTAGCTAGTACAAATACTTGGGATAATGCAGGTGGTAACGCATTACAACCCGGCAATTCTGCATTGTACACCGGTGGCAATATTCATTTAGGCGATGTAGCCACTCTTAAAATTGGTGGGGGTGCTATTGGATATGTGTTAGAAACTGATGGTGTGGGTAATTTAACATGGACACCCAAATCAACAATTACTGCATATATTAGTGCCGTAACAAAAGCTAATCCTGGTGTAGTTACTACAACAGCAGATAATTTCTTTACTGAAGGTGCTGAAATAACTATCACTAATGTTGGTGGTATGGTAGAGCTTAATGGTGGAAGTTTTTATGTAAATATATTAACTTCTAACACGTTTTCTTTGTACTCGGATTCTGGTTTAACTACTCCGGTAGACACAACTGGATATACAACGTATACAACTGGTGGTAGAGTAATATCTAGTGTAGGTGGTTCAGGAACTAGTGCCGCCGGTGGTAGCAACACAACAATTCAATTTAACGATAACAATGTAATTCAAGGTAACGCTGGATTTACGTTCAATAAAATTACAGGCGCAGTAGCTATTCCAGGCAATGTTACTTCTATCAATGCAACATTGGGTAACCTAGTAACATCAAATTATTTCGCCGGTGTATTAACGACTGCCGCACAACCAAACATCACAAGTGTTGGTACATTAACTAGTCTAACCGTAACAGGTAATACAACTTCGGGCAACTTAAATACTGCCGGTACCGTTACTGCAAGTCGCTTGGTATCTAATATTGCCACCGGTACTGCACCGTTCACTGTAACAAGTACAACGCAAGTTGCAAATTTAAATGTTGCAACAGCAGGTCTTGCTACTTTTGCAACTACAGCAAATGCTGTAGCTGGTGCTAACGTTTCTGGGCAAGTAGGTAATGCTTTGGTTGCAGGCACAGTATATACAAATGCTCAACCTAACATAACATCAGTTGGTACACTAACTACAGTAACTGTAAGCGGCAATGCCAATGTAGGTAATATATTAACTGATAACTACTATTATGCTAACGGTACTCCTATTAGTTTTGCCGGAACATATGGTAATAGTAATGTAAGTTCATTCTTAGCCGCATACGGTAGTAATACAATTTCTACTACAGGTAACATAACTGCAGGTAATATTATTACTACTGTTTTAACAGCAGGAGCTAATACTACCGCAGGAAATATTACTGGTAACTGGACATTAACAGCAGGCTCTAGATTAGAAGCAACTTATGCTGACTTAGCAGAATATTATGAAGCAGATAAACACTATGAACCGGGAACTGTATTAGCATTTGGTGGAGACAAAGAGGTTACTATAGCAGATAGTGGTACAACAAAAGTTGCAGGCATAGTATCAACTAATCCAGCATATGTAATGAATAGTTCTTGTCCAGGTGAACATACTGTTGCATTAGCATTACAAGGTCGTGTTCCATGTCAAGTACGTGGAAGTATTAAAAAGGGTGATATGCTTATTAGTGCAGGAAATGGCTTTGCACACACAGCACCCTTTCCAATATTGGGTACAGTAATTGGTAAATCATTAGAAAACTTTGATGGTATAGAAGGTATCATTGAAGTAGCAGTCGGTAGACTATAAAATAATAGGAAAATAAAATGGCATCATACGTATATACGGGTAATTTAGTATCACAACAATCAGCTAATATGGCTACGGACAAAATTAGAATATCAACTACTGGTGTAGCTATTCACGCTGTAACCGGTTATCCTAGAGTAGCTGGTACAGGAACAGCAACGGCAGCAACTAACAGTGCAACAGTCACCGGAGTTGGCACAGCGTTTACTACTCAACTGTCAGTTGGTGGTTGGATAGGCAACACAACCGGAACAACAGTCGGAATCATATCAAGTATTGCTAACGCTACTAGTTTAACGCTTACTGCTAATGCAGGAGTAGCACTATCAAATGTTGCCTACACTTTCAATAATGCAGGAGTTCCCTACGCAATTGCTACACAAAACTCAGAAATTTATTCTGCACAAGATGTTTTTAATAGCGTTTATTGTGGTCAAGGCAATGTAGTAGCATTTCTTACAACTGGATCAAATGCAAGTGCAGGTACAGAGTTTAGTATTAGTGAACTTGGTATGCCACACGCTAATACAGGTACTGAATAATACAGATTTTAGATAAATACATAATACACTTGCATTCGGCAAGTTTATGCAGTAACCCACTGCGTAGCGTCTAGAACACGCTAATTTAATAAAGGAAAATCAAATGGGACGTCCTCTAAAAATCGCAAAGGCTCAAGCAGTCTTAACAATCACTGATACAGCCGAAACAGGCAGTATCGTTACAATCTCAGGTGGAAATCTAACAACTAGTCCTACAGTTGGTGTAGCTAAAGGAATGTCATTCCAAGTAGCTTCTACAGTTGGTGGATTAACAGCAGGTGTTACATATTTTATAAATTCAATACTATCAAATACTACATTTGATGTATCTGCAACACAATTAAGTGTTCAACCTCAAGTTATGGCAACATTAACTGACACAAGTAGTCAAACAGTTAGTATGTCAGTTGGTGTAGTTGATGCTTATTTCAACAATCCACTAGGTGGTACAGGCTTTCCAGCAACCAATGCTAACACATACGGTGTAGTTGGTGGTAACACAGCAATCGTTGGTAAACAAGTTTTAACACGTGTGGCTATTGGTATCAATGGTACAGGTACATTGTACTCTGCTACAGACACTGCATACGTAACTGGTATTGGTACTGATTTGGCAAACACATTAAGTGTAGGTTCTGCTATTCAAGTTGCTAGCGCAAACATCAACGGTAGTACAGATTACACTACGATAGGTTTTGCTAACACCGTTGGCGGCTTGACAGCAATTGCTGTTGCTAACACAAACAACACCGGTAACATTATCCGCACAACAGGAAATGCTCAGACATTGTTTGCTAATGGTACAGTAAGATTTACTGCTAACTTGGGTG